GTTGAAGAAGGAACTAAGCTTTTAGTATCTGGTCAAAAAGAATATACATTAGATGCAGATACTATTGATTTATTAGAACATCATTTAAGAACTAATGATGGCAACTCATCTTCACAAACCGATACATCTTTAACTCGTTTATCATTTTCACAATATTCTAATATACCAAACAAGTTAGATACAGGTAGACCAAATGAGATATTAATTAATCGTAACTCAGGCACTACAACATTTACTGTATACCCAGTACCAGATAGTTCTCAGACTTATCATCTTGTTTTTTATAGACTAAGACAAATACATGATGCTGGTACACCAGCTTCTAATACTATAGATATACCTAAACTATTTTTGCCATGTTTAGTATCTGGTTTAGCTTATTACTTAGCTATGAAAAATCCAGAAGCAATGCAAAGAGTTCCATTTTTAAAACAACAATACGAAGAACAATGGAAACTAGCATCGGAAGAAAACAGAGTTAAGTCATCTGTAAGATTTATTCCGGGCGGTTATTAATATGGCATTTGCAAGAGGCAAACATGCATATGGTATATGTGATAGAACAGGTTTTAGATATCCTTTAAAAGATTTACGTAACCAAGTTAAAGATCAAAAAAGAACTGGTCTCCTAGTGGGTAAAGATGTTTTAGATAAAGATCAACCACAATTACAATTAGGTAGAGCAAGAACAGGTGATTCACAATCATTAAGAAATCCTAGACCACAAAATGATTTAGCAGAAAGTAGAAGATATTTTTCTTTTGATCCTATAGGCGGAGGTGTTACAGCATTAGGTTCGCGTACTATGGGATTAGATATGTCAGGTAACATAGGAACAATTAAAATAACAACAAACTAATGTCATTTACTTTAACAACTTTAAAATCAACAATACAAGATTATACTGAGAATACAGAAACTACCTTTGTTAATGATCTTGATACTATAATTAAACAAGCTGAAAGTAGAATTAATGCAGCAGTACAGTTGCCAGCTTTTAAAAGAAATGTATTAAGTGAAACAACTATAAATAATCCTTACGTTGGTATACCAACAGAT